GTTCAGATTAGCCTTGAGGACGTTCGTGACCTTGGCAACTCTGTTCTTGGTGGCGGTACGACATCAACAACAACAGGTATATATCCAGACGGACCAGACACGCTGCATATTGTTGCTAGAAACATCGGTTCGGCATCAGCAACCGTGTTTGCCCGTCTATCTTGGACGGAAGCACAGGCCTAAACATGCCAGCAATTGACTTTCCATCAGGTGCACAATCAGGCGACCTTCACGTAAGTTCGGGTAAGACCTGGACCTTCAACGGTTCTGGTTGGGTTCTTGTAACAATCCCATCAGCAATGTTTTCTTCGGGCGCTGTTGCTGGTTCGTCTCTAACCGAGGATTCTGTTCCTCTCAACAGACTTGTGGATGGTGACGCTGGGAAAATTGTAATGTACAACTCATCCGGTGTTGCTACTTCAACCGCCATATCCGGAGACGTGCAACTGACTGCCGCTGGTTCACTGACGATTATTGATGACGCTATTAGCGATACCCACATTGCCAACGGCGCAGAAATCAACCCAGAAAAAATTGCTGGAACAGCGGTTGTTCTAACCGACCAAGCGGTCATTACTTCGTACATGATTGAAGATGGAACCATCGTCGACGGAGACATATCCTCAGATGCCGGAATAGGTCGAAACAAATTGGCCGAACCATTGACAAATGCTCAAGCAGCCAGCTACACGCTTGTTCTTTCGGATAGAAATAAGATTATCGAGATGAACGTTGCCACAGCTAATACTTTGACAGTCCCCCCTGATTCATCGGTGTTTTTTGCAACTGGAACGCATATCACGGTTATTCAAACAGGGGCAGGTCAGTGCACTGTTACGCAGGGTTCAGGGGTGACCATTAACGCAACACCTGGACGCAAAATGCGAGCGCAGTGGTCAGGTGCTACGCTGATAAAAAGAGCAGCTGACACCTGGGTGCTCATCGGAGACCTTTCGGCATAAACCATGGAAGCAATAAAAGACAGTGGTGGGAAAAAGCCAACTACGCCAACCAACGTCACAGCGACGAATACCGGCGTGGGCACTGTGGCTTCAATATCTTTTACGCCGTCTGAGTATATAGGTAAAGATGCAATAACCTATACCGCTACATCAAACCCGGGAAGCATTAGCGCCTCCGCCTCAAGTTCGCCAATAACAGTAACTGGTCTTACTGCTGGTACGAGCTATACATTCTCTCTTGTTGCAACAACAAATTATGGCGTTCCATCAGATTCTGTTTCCACATCATCTGTTGCAATCGGCCAAAACCCAGGTGCTCCTACAATCGGAACTGCATCAATCGTTGCAAACACAGATAGAGCTATAGACGTTGCTTATACGGCTGGTGCAGCTGGTACTGGAGCGACAACGTTTACGGCAACATCTTCGCCGGAAGGAATTACCGCAACTGGCTCCAGTCCTATTAGAGTGACTGGCCTAACTGCTGGAACCTCTTACACATTTACTGTTACCGCATCAAACTTGTTCGGTGCAGCAACTTCTGCTGCATCAAACTCAGTAGTTGCCGGGAACAAACCAACTGCCCCAGCAATAGGCACCGCTGTAATTGTTCAAAACGTAGATAGGGCGATTGATGTTCCATTCACACCAGGCGCGACTGGAACTGGTTCTCCCACATACACAGTAACAACGAGTCCTGGGGCATTGACCTTTACCGGAACAAGCCCAATTAGGGCTACGGGTTTAACCGCAGGTCAAGCATATACATTTACCGTTACCGCATCTTCTGTGTATGGTTCAGCAACTTCTGCTGCGTCAAACTCGGTGACGGCAGGAAACAGGCCGGGTGCACCAACTGGGGTATCTGGTGCTGCAGGAAACGCTCAAGTGACTGTCTCATTTACTGCAGGAGCTGCGGGAACTGGTTCCACAACATTCACTGCAATTTCATCGCCAGGAAACGTTCAGGCCTCTGGAACTTCTCCTATTACCGTTACAGGTCTCACCAACGGTACTGCCTATACATTCACCGTAAGAGCAACCAATAGCTACGGATTCCAGACCTCTGCTTCGTCTGGTTCAGTAAGCCCGGTAGCTCCTCCATATTTCCCTCCATATTTCCCTCCATACTTTCCTCCATTTTTCCCGCCATTTTTCCCGCCTTTCTTTCCACCGTTCTTCCCACCTTTCTTCCCGCCATTTTTCCCACCTTTCTTCCCGCCGTTTTTCCCACCAGGGTTTAAGTGATGGACTGCGAAATACAAGAAGCGCCAATTGCGGAAAATGATTGGAGTGACACGGTTCTTCCGTTTTCCATATATGACATTAATTTGTCGTCAGCTGATGGAAAATCATCAGACATACTAAAAAACCGCAAGGGAAAAGTTACTCTTATTTTTAATGTGTCGGCTGGATGTGGGAATATTCCACAACACTCCGTAATCGAAGAATTAAATCAAAAATACAAAAACGAAGATGATTTTGATATTCTTGCGGTTGTTGTTGATGATTTTGTTTGCCACGGATATCCCGAATTTCAAGAAGGTCTCCAGGCGTACTTGGATAAAAATGAACTAGATATCACGCCGGGCCAATTGTCTGAACAGTACGCGAAAGAGCATTTTGGTGTTACGTATCAATTTTCTGAATTAACAAATGGAAGATTTGATAAACATACCTACGATGAGAATTTTGTTCCAGGAAAAATTAAAATGCAAGAACAGCACGACCTGTGGTGGTACTTAACTGGAGCATACAAAGCAGACCTCCAACCAAACGGAGTGCCATACCATTATGAGGAAATACCTTGGTCTTTCTCGAATGAGCTAACACCAGATGGTTACGCAAAAGTTGATACAGGAAAACGTGGGTTTTATCCTCTCCGAGGCAATTTTGAAAAGTTCCTTATCGATAGAACTGGAACAAGAATCAAGCGTTATGCAAATGGATTTTTGCTTGGGGAGAGAAATCCAGACGGAGAAATGTTTCCATGGCTTGAAGAAAGATACGATGAAAATGGACGTCGTTACTACAAGCCAAAAACTGAACACGTAGAAGAACCTGGCCACATCTCGTACTCAAAAACTGGTACCGCTTGGCCAAATATCACCCAGAGAAAAGGCATAGATTTTTCGTTGCAGCTCATAAGCGCTGATATAGACGAGTTTTTGCAAAATAGATAAGGTTGTAGCCATGAGAGCTGCAGCTGCCGACAAATCAAACATAGTTGTAGTAGAAAATTTTATGACGCCCGAACACGTCGAACTTGCATATCGCTATTGCTATTCAATCAATGAGTGGGAGTCATGGTCAAAGGGCGGTAATGACAAGATATCCACATACAAAAAAATGCAGAAGGATAACCCCGAACTCTATGAAATAATGCAATCATACGTTGATGACGTAAAGAAAATGATTGAGTTTAAATTTGGGAGAATCCTAGAGACAGCAAGACCGGGCATACGAAGATGGGACTCTGGGGAGAGTCAAGGTCTTCACGCGGATGGCGAAGACCTAGACGGCACGCCAAACGGAACATACATAGTTGATTACGGTTCCGTAATTTATATAAATCAGAATTACACAGGTGGGGAAATATATTTTCCGCAACACGGACTTGAACTAAAACCAAAAGAGGGTTCTTTGATATTTTTTCCATCCAGCAGTTATTACCTCCATGGCGTAAGGCAAGTGATAGAAGGAGTTAGATATACATCTCCCCACTTCTGGGTTCCAGAAAAACACAGGAAATTAATAGAGATGGCCCAAAATGGGTAATCTTTATCATCTGCATATACCGCGCACATCTGGGACCGGAATACTTTACGCAATACATAAATCGTTTGAACTGGATAGATACAAAAAGGGTCTTGATAAATACGAAAACCAAACCCCTGGGATTTTTGAATTTTCATATAATCACATAACAATGAGCGAATGGCCCACAATTAGTGGTCATTTTGCAATCAATCCAATTTTACACAACGACAGCAGCCTGGAGACGTTCTCCGTTATAAGGGAGCCGGTAGACCATTTTGTCAGCATTGCTGCATACAGGGCCATGTCGTCCCGAAGGGAATTTACAAACGAAATTCTTGACAAGTTCTTAGACGGAAAATACGAAACAATTTTTGGATGTAAATTGTTTTCATCTGACGGAAATTTGCAAACCAAGATGCTTACGTGCAGGATGGTTGAAATCAATGCAGTCTTAGATGTTGGGGATGAATCACCAGGGGTTAGTATTCAGCCTAATGGTGCATGGTTTGTCGAGTCCGATTTACCTACTGGAGAAAAAGAACTAATAGACAGAATTAAAGACATTACAATTTTTGAAATGAACGAGCGAATGGCCGTAGAAAAATATTTGACTTATCAATTTAAGGATAAATTCAATGTTGAATTTGTAGGGTTGGGTTTAGAAAAAATGAACTCATCGGTCCGAGCTGGAATAAAACCGAGCCCGTCACAAAAAAAGGAAATACTTGAAAGAAGCAAATTGGATGTTATGTTGTATGAACATATAACGTCCCAAAGGAAATCACATGGAAATGATTGATATCGATTCACCCTGGAAGATAAAACCCGGGCATTTTGGCAGCGGACCAGAGAACATCCACATAATTGAAAATTTTATCGAACTAGAAGACTTGCTCTTAGTTCAGAAATTTTGCCCAACAATAAATAAATGGAACAACACAGCCGAAAGCGTTTATGCGGAAGATGGAACATGTTTGTATAACGCAGAATACTGGAACGACAGGCAGTGCAGTTCTGAAATTTTAAAGGAGCTGAACTCGGAGGTTTATGAAATTGTTGATAAATACATCTACAAAATGAAGAACCTCATCGAAGAGCTTTTTCAGGTTTCTGTTTCAGTGCGCCCTCCGGTGATAATGAAATGGCGGGCAGGCATAGAGCAGCGCCCCCATGCCGATAAGCAACTAAATGACGGAAGACCAAACGCCTTCACGGATTACGACATCAATTCATTGTTCTATTACAATGACGACTTTGAGGGTGGCGATTTGTATTACCCACAGCACGGGATTACCGTTAGACCAAAACCCGGCTTGGCAGTGATACATCCTGGTGATGTTGGGTACTTACACGGGGTAAGCATGGTTGAATCTGGGGAGAGATATACGACCCCATCGTTCTATACTGTTGTGGATGAATAGAGTAGACAAAGTACATATCATAGATTCGCTTTTTGAAGATACGACTATTTCCAAAATATTGTCGGCGGCAGTAAAAATTGGCGAAAGTATTGGAATTGACAGACTACTGACAGAAGATTTTGAAGCCGCCGAGTCATTGATATTTGCATCATGGGTTGTCATGGCAGCCGCAGAGAAAAAATATGACATTGAACTTGAGCATAGAATGCCCGGAATTTTTGTCAGCAAATCTGGACTTCATGTCCCAACACTGCACGCAGACAGGCAGAATTTGGATGGCTCACCAAAGCTTGGGTGTGAGGACTTTGATGTGTCTGCGGTTCTGTATTTGAACCAAGAATTCAATGGGGGGGAACTTGTTTTTGCCGATACGGGCAATACCGTGAAGCCATCCCCAGGCCGGGTTGTAATTTATGGTGGCGGTATTGAATTTGCTCATTATGTAGATAATGTATACGGAGGGGATAGGTGGGCATGCCCAATGTGGTTTTCTATGAAACATAAACAAAAAAGGAGCAACCAATATGGTAAGAAATATCGAGGTTGAGTTTATTGGAGACCCGAGATTGGCAATAATCGTCTATCGCAATGCGCTCCCACGGGAATTGAACATACCGGAGAGAATTGAAGAGGCGATTGGGTCCAGTGAAACCGCGCCGTATATGTGGATGGATGCACTCGTTGGCGACCAACAAAAAATGCCAGAATACAGAGACTGCGTTGATTGTAAATTGGGAGATGCCCATATAGCAAACTTGCCACAAGAATTTTCCGGACTTCGCTCAGTATACGAAGATACCGTTGAAATATTAACGGCATGTCTTAACGACTATCAGCAAAGATTTAACATCAAAATGGATTATCGTGAAGCCATAAATTATGTGCGATATAAGCCTGGTCAGCACTTCAACGTTCACACAGACCATGGATTTTCTTATAACTGTACAGTTTCGTCAGTCATATACATAAATGACGACTACGAGGGGGGTGAGCTTTGGTTCCCATATCTTGACCTAAACGTGAAGTTTGCCGCTGGGGACAACGTAATGTTCCCATCTACGTTTACGTATGCCCACGCGTCGCGACCTGTTGTTTCTGGAACAAAGTATGCGGCAGTGACCATGTTTGACTACAACGACAGAACTCACAAACATGGCTACGGGGAGAATATTGACGGCTCAAAGGCAACATATGGGGCTGGGGTTTCGTCTGGAACAAGTATTGATATGTCGGTAAAGAAATGAGCAAGATAGTTTTAAAAAGAACAGACCCAAATCCACCTCGGATAGTTCAGTCAAGATTAAAGAGAGACTGGATGGACGAGACACATAAAAAACACGCTTATCAATGCATGCCAGTCTCCGTGGCGAATGTAATGGGATGGGAAGTGCAGATGGAGGAGGACCTTGTAATTAAATGGTCCGGCGGAAACACTCCCCCCGAAATACTTGCAGGCGAATTTACTAAAAGCGGCAGAAAGCAAGCCACATCATCAATAATAGGAACCATTTCCCTACACATGGGATGGATTATAAACACCGAGCCAGGGTATGAGACTTGGATTTCGGGCTCTCCAAATTACTTTATAGACGGCGCTGTCGGGCTGTCAGCAACGATTCCTTCGTGGTGGTGGCCTGACGAAGTTCAAATGAACTGGAAGATAACAAAAGAAAATCAGGAAGTAGTTTTCCCAGCCGGTTCGCCTTTGTGTTTTTTTAACATCTACTCGCCTCAAATCATTAAAGACGCAGAATTCGAGGTAGTGACACTATGGGACGATAAGGAGCTGGTGGAGGCAAGGTCAAAATATGGTCAACTCAAGTCGCAGAACAATATCGAACGCCCATGGACTTGGACAAAGGGCATTAAGACAGGTCTTGACGCGGACGGAAATCAAATAGGCCCAACATTTGCTGGGCTGCCAGCACTTTCGGAGCCCATAGTATAATGGTGGTATGATTCAAAGCAAACAACACAATCGGAGATAGGTGATGGAATTTTCGTCTCAATTGACAAATAACGAGAAGCGCGGGATATTTGAGCGCAGCCTTAGGGACGCCGAAAAGGTGTTGTTTGAAAGACTGATTGGGCACGGAATAGACCCAGACACATTTATTCTTGAGGCTGAGCACAATTTCGAGGTCCCAATCCTCAATGAGTCAATAAATGCAGTAAAACTGATTAAGCGCAAGCTGAATGAACTTAACTCGTAGGCAAAAATGCAATTTGGGATTAGCAAACAGGCAAAGATTGCTGCTGGGTTTAGACTGCATCAGCAGCTGATTAACGCCCAGATTCATACATTGCTTCTGAGCGCCATAGACCCTCTTGAGATATCCGAAGATGAAGTTATGGAAAACCTTAATGTTCGTGATTCTGATAGACCAACTCGCAAAGAAAAGTTATTGCGCCAAGTCGGCCACTTTAGACAAGCATCGAATCTGACAATGGACACACTTAAATAGGAGAAAATCAACATGGCGCTTTCGGATGAACAAAAACAACAAGCACGACAAGAAGCAAAGCAATATCTTGAATACTCGATATACGTACTTGCCCTTTCTCTTGGCGTCAATCCAGAAACACTTGATGAGAATTTTGAAAACCCAGAGACTCCAGAATCAGACGCAACAAGATACAAGTCTTTCAACAATCTGATTAGACAAATAGAGTCTCTGCAGCGACTCTCGTAGTGGTTTCATTGTGGAGCTGAATTTACCGCCAATCAAAAGGAATGTTCCGCTGGTGGACGCTGCCATCGCTACAGGGCAATACAACATCTGTCCTGAGCAGTCAAAATCAGAACCAGACATAACCAACCCAATGGACAATCCAGATAGAACAGAAAATGTTTTGCACTGGAACCCAAAAACTTTTTCTTTCGTTCTTCCGGACGGCGCTGCATTATTTTGTGAGCGCCTACAGGGGAATGACCCAATGTCCCAATTTGGACAAGACCCGATTGATATAAACGACGACTGGACCGAGGAATTTACAGATGAAACAGACTAGACAACACGGTGAAGAGCCTCTCTTCGATGCTGCTTCGCACTTGCAGGAAATAGAGCGCGAACTCGCAAAGATAATGTACATAGCCGGTATGGAGTTCAATCAAATATCCGAAGTCGAGTTCGACGACATTTTTTTTAGTCTGAGACAGTCATTTCACATGAGCAGTTCGACATTTAACCAACAGGGAAAACCATACTACGACTTAACGCGTAAAAGAAATTTTCTACTAACAAATAGGGC